GTCGTCTTGAACCTCAACGAATATGTCGGAATTCCCTGGGTCGACCAGGGCCGGACCCGAAAGGGCTGCGACTGCTGGGGGCTCCTGTGGCTCATCTACAGGGAGCGCCTGGGGATCGAGCTCCCGAGCTATTCCGACCGCTACGTGACCGCCGCCGACCGCGCGGCGATCGATGCCCTGATCAAGGGCGAGCTCGGCTGCTGGCGTGAAATTCCGCGAGGCCAGGAGCAGAGCTTCGACGGCGTCCTCATGAACGACGGCGGCAAGCTCTCCCACATCGGCGTCACGGTCCGGCCCGGAAAGGTGCTCCACGTCCGCCGCGGCTCGGTCGCTCTCATCGAGGACTACCGGAGCTTCCTCTTCGGGCGCCAAATCGCCGGGTTCTTCCGACATGAAGCCCAAGCACATTCTGGAAGGGGAGATCCTGCCGCCCTCTGACGGGCGCTTCACGATTCTGGGCTCGAGCCACCCGCTCCGAAACTCGATCCGCACGACCAGCCTGCCGTCCGGCCTCTCGATCAGGGAGGCGCTGGATGTGATCCTCGCCGACGATCCCGCGCGCAAGACGATCAAGATGCGCGCCTGGATCGGCGAACACGTCATCCCGGAAGAGAACTGGTCCAAGGTCCGCCCGAAGCCAGGCGTGACGGTCGTCTTCCGCCCGGTCGTCCAGGGCGGCAACTTCCTCAAAGACGTGCTCGGCCTGGCGCTTGCGGTCGCGGCGCTGTTCATCGCGCCGCTGATCGGACCCGCCATCGCCACCGCGCTCGGTGTGTCGACGTCGATCGGCATCTCGCTCGCCGGCGCGGCGATCACGATCGGCGGTTCGCTCCTCCTCAACGCGCTGTTTCCGACCAGGCCGCCGCAGCTCTCGCCGACGACGGGCGAGGTCAAGACGCGGCCGTCGATCGCAGGAGCGCAGAACCAGCTTTCGCCCTGGTCGCCGATCCCGTCCGTGCTCGGCAAACACCGGCTGTCGCCGTACATGGCGGCCAAGCCCTACACGGAGAACCATGGCGCCGACCAGTATCTCCACCTGCTCTTCGTCTGGGGCTACGGCCGGCTCGCCATCTCGGATCTCCGGATCGGCGACACCGCGCTCACGAGCTTCGACGACTACGAGATCCAGACGATCGAGGGCGCGAGCGGCGACAACGCGACCAGCCTGTTCCCGGCGCAGGTCTTCGAGGACGCGCTCGATATCGAGCTGAAGTCCGTCGACAGTTGGCAGACCCGAACGCTGCATGCCGACGCCGACGTCCTCACGCTCAACTTCACGGCCCCCAACGGGATCTTCGCCTACAACACGAGCACCGGCGTCTATGGCGCCTACACGGTCGTCATCCGGAGCCAGTACCGGCTCTCCGGAGGCACGACCTGGAGCGATTTCCCGGACGTCACCTTCACGCGCGCGAAGCAGACCGTGCGCAAGGGGACACGCGTCGAGGTCGCCCGCGGCACCTACGAGGTCCGCACCAAAAAGGTGACGACCGACGCCGACTCCGACACGACGCAGGACCACGTCTACTGGACGGCGGCGAAGACCTTCACGAACTCGCAGCCGATCAATTTCCCGTATCCGCTCGCGATCACCGCGCTCCGGATCAAGGCCACAAACCAGCTCAACGGTGTCCTCGACACCTTCAACGGCATCGTCCAGTCCTACGTCACGGCTTGGAACGGCTCGGCCTGGGTCGCCGACCAGCTCTCGCAGAATCCGGCCGACCTGTTCCGCCACGTCCTGACGAACCCGGCGAACGGCCGCCCCGTCTCCACCGCGAAGATCGACCTGGCCAAGCTCCAGGACTGGTGGACCTATTGCGACACCCGGGGCCTGACCTTCAACATGGTCCGGACCGACGCGTCGTCGGTCTACGACACCCTCGCCGACATCGCCGCGGCCGGGCGCGCCTCGGTCAGCTTCATCGATGGCAAGTGGGGCGTCGTCTTCAACCAGAGCGACGACGACATCGTTTGGGCGTTCACGCCCCGCAATTCCTTCGGCTTCTCGTCGCAGCGCATCTACCGGAACCTGCCGCACGCGCTCCGGGTGCGCTTCATCAATGCGACGCGCGACTACGCCGAGGACGAGCGCGTCGTCTACAACGACGGCTACGACGGATCGAACGCGACCGTCTTCGAATCCGTCGAATTTCCGGGCGTCACGAACCCGGACAACATCTACAAGGATGCCAGGTTTCAGCTCGCGCAGGCGAAGCTTCGCCCGGAAACCTACAAGCTCTCCTGCGATTGGGAAGGCCTGCGGCTGACGCGCGGCGACCGCGTGTCGGTCACGCACGACGTCCCGCTGTGGGGCACCGGCTTTGGCCGGGTCGAGGCGGTCGCCGTCTCGAACGAGACGATCACCCTCGATTCGATCGTCACGATGGAGTCCGATGCCGCCTACGCCATCCGTTTCTGGGTGTCGCCCGGCGAGTGGCTGGTCCGCAACGTCATCAACATCCCCGGCGAAACGGACGTGGTCCAGCTCGAGAGCAGCGGCAGCCTGCCCGAGGTCGGCGACCTGTTCGCCTTCGGCGAGCTCGACCACGAGACGGTGACGCTTCGCGTCATGGACGTGCGCCGCGGCGAGAACGAGACGGCCGAACTGACGCTGGTCGACGATGCGCCTGGCATCTTCGACGCGGATACCGGCGAAATCCCGGCCTACGACCCGGGCATCACGGCGCCGCCGGATCCCTACGACCTGCCGCCGACGTCGCTCCAGGCGATCGAGCAGATCGCCGGCTTCGGCATCAACGCCAAGAGCTACATGCATCTCTCGTGGACCGTGCCTCGGCAGGGCACGATCCGCGCCTTCGAGATCCAGGCGAAGGACGTCGACACCGACGGCGACTGGACGACGATCGTCACCGTCGCCGCGCCGCAGCTCACCGCGGACGTGTTCGATCTCGAGGCCGGCATCTGGCAGTTCCGGGTCCGCTGCCTGTTCAGCGACAGCAACCGGGCGTCGAACTGGACGACGTCCGACCAGACGACCCTCGATAGCCTGCTCGATCCGCCGGAAGACGTCAGCAATTTGCAGGTCCGGGCGCTCCAGGATCTCATGACGCTGGCGTGGGATCCGGTCACGAACGCGAACCTCGCCTACTACCAGGTCCGCTACAACACTTCGACCGACGGCGCGGCGACCTGGGGATCGTCGACCATCGTGGTCGAGCGCGCGGACTCGACGACGATCCAGGTCCCGACCAGGGCCGGCAGCTATCTCGTCAAGGCGATCACCTTCCAGGGCATCGAGAGCTCGAACCCGGCGCTGGTCACGACCACGATCGCCGGATCGCTGACGCAGAACGTCGTCGACACGCTGGTCGAAGAGCCGACCTTCTCCGGGGTGAAGGACGGCACCGAGGTTTCCTCGAGCCGGCTCCGGCTGAGCGGCGACGCGCTCCTCTCGGATTGGGTCCCGATGAGCGCGATCCTGTCCATGTCGGCCGGCATCGGCCTGGTCACGGGCGGCTACTACTATTTCGCGAGCGGCGTCGATCTCGGCGCGGTCTATACCAGCCGAATTTCCGCGACAATTGCCGCCGTCGGCGACGACATTTCCAACACGATGAGCCTTTGGACGACGCTTGCGACCGTCCCGTTCCTCGACAATTCGGACGCCTCCGACTGGCAGGTGACCGTCCAGTACCGGACCACCGACGACAATCCGCTCGGCTCGCCGGTCGTCTGGTCGGACTGGCTCACGCTGATTTCGAGCGACGTCACCGCGCGCGCATTCGAATTCCGGGCATTTCTGCAAGGAACCCACACGATTACGCCGTCGGTCAGCGTGCTCGAGGCGCAGGTGGACATGCCGGATAGAGTCGAGGCCGGAAATGATGTAGTGATTTCGGCGTCGGGCACTCGAATCAGCTTCGATCCGCCCTTCAAGTCCATCGACACGCGCGGCGGTATCGCCATCGCAGCGCAGAATCTCGCGACGGGCGATTATCCGCTCATCACGTCGAAGGACGAGACTGGCTTCACCATTCGCTTCTTCAATTCGGCTGGCGTCGGCGTCTCTCGAACGATCGACTACGTCGTGAAGGGCTACGGAAGGGTGGAGTCGTGACGCAATTCGATCCCGGCACGATCGTCGCCTCCACAGAATCCGGCACGGCGCTCGCGTCGCGCTGGAATTCGTCGATGCCGGCGATCATCTCGTCGCACCGCGGCGCGTCGCGACCGAGCTACGCTCTCCAGGGCACGCTCTGGATCAAGAGCGGCACGACCGACACGCTCATGTTCTACGACGGCTCGAGCGACATCGCGCTGGGCACGATCTCGGCCGGCGCGTTCACCGAGCTCACGGGTGTCGTGAAGCCCTATGCCGGCATCGACCTGCCGAGCGGCTTCCTCTGGTGCGATGGCTCGGCGGTCAGCCGGGCGACCTATTCCACGCTGTTCGCGGCCGTGTCGAAGACGACGACCGGAACGACCACGAGCGGCAGCGCGACCATCGCGTCCGTGGCGGACAACCTGACCACGCTCGGCCTGGTCGGGGCGACCGTCGAAGGCTCCGGCGTCCAGTCGGGCTCGGTCATCCTCAGCGTGACCTCCAGCTCGATCACGCTCGACAAGACCTGTACGGCGAACGCCGCGGGCGTGTCGCTGCGTATCTTCCCCTTCGGCGCCGGCAATGGATCGACGACCTTCAACGTGCCGGACCTGCGCGGCCGCGTCCCGGCGGGGCGCGACGGCATGGGCGGCTCGGCCGCGTCGCGCCTGACCTCGGCCGGCTCCGGCATCGATGGCGCCAATCTCGGCAAGACCGGCGGCGCCGAGACGGTGACGCTCAGCACGAGCCAGATCCCGGCGCACAATCACACGGCATCGTCCTCGACGTCCGTTTCGTCCTCTACGACGCTCTCGACTGATGGTGCCCACACGCACACCGCCAGCGGTTCGACCAGCGGCAGCCTGAGCGTCACGCTGACGGCCCTGACCCTCAAATGCTCGACGGGAGTCGACAACGGCGACTTCTCGACGCCGGGCAACGTCGCACAGGGCGACACCAGCACCACGGCGAACCGCCCCGGCGCGTTCGTCAGCGGCACCGGCACGACGAGCGGTTCGCTCACGGTTTCGGCCACGACGGACTCGCAGGGCAGCCACACGCACACGGCGACCACGACGAGCACGGCGACCACGACCACGACGGTGAACAACGCAGGCGGCGGGCTGGCTCACAACAACGCGCAGCCGACTGCGGTCATCAACTACATCATCAAGACGTGAGGCGGCCGTGAGCCAGTACGCCTTCAGCGACATCGATCCGGATGCCACGAACGGCACCGAGCTCGCCGACATCATCAACCAGGTCGTCGCCGCGATCTTCTCGCAGCACAAGGGCACCGACGTCCCGAGCTATGCCGTGTCGGGAATGCTCTACTGGAAGGATCTCGGATCGACCTGGGAGCTGCGGGTCCGCGATCAGACAGGATCCCCGACCGTCGACGCGGTGATCGCGACATACGACGTCACCACCGGAACCGTCTCGACCAGCGGATCCGTGACCCTCTCCGACGGGACGGTGACGCTCGCCAAGCTGGTCAACGCCAGCGCGCTCTCCGTCATCGGCCGCACCGCCAATTCCACGGGCGTCCACGCGGACATCGCGGCTACCCCGAGCTCGGATGCAGTCCTGCGGGAATCCGGCGGCGTTCTCGGCTTCGGCACTGTCGCCACAGCCGGCATCGCGAACAGTGCCATCACCGATGCGAAGCTCAGGAATTCCGGCGCCCTGGCCGTCATCGGCCGCTCGGCCAACTCGAGCGGCGCGGTCGCGGACATCGCCGCGAGCGCCAGTTCGGACGCGGTCCTGCGTGAGTCCGGCGGCGTCCTCGGATTTGGAACCGTCGCGACGGCCGGCATCGCCGCCAATGCGGTGACCGACGCGAAGCTGCGCACGTCCTCCGGCCTGTCGGTCATCGGCCGGTCCGCGAACTCGAGCGGCAACGTCGCCGACATCACGGCCGGCTCGAACGACACGCTCCTGATCCGGACGTCGAACGCGCTCTCGTTCGGCCAGATCACGGTCGGCATGATCCCCGACGCGACGATCACCTACGCCAAGATCCAGAACGTCTCGGCGACCGATCGACTGCTCGGCCGCGACACCGCCGGCGCGGGCGTGGCCGAGGAGCTGACCGTCAGCGGCGGCCTCGAGTTCACCGGCTCGGGCGGCATCCAGCGCTCGGCTCTGACCGGCGACGTCACGGCAAGCGCCGGTTCCGGCGCGACCACGATCGCCTCGGGCGCGGTCAGCTACTCCAAGATACAGAACGTCTCGACGAACAACCGCGTCCTCGGCCGCATCACGGCGGGCGCCGGCGTCGCCGAAGAGCTGACGGCGGCCAATATCGCGACGATCCTCGCGGGCACGCTCACCACGGCCGCCCTGGCGTCGTCCGCCTTCGATACGGACGGAACGCTCGCGGCGAACAGCGACACCCGGATCGCCTCCCAGAAGGCGGTCAAGACCTATGTCGACGGCCTGGCGCTCAATCTCGGCAAGCGCGGACGCGTCCGGGCCGCGACCACGACGAACATCAACCTCTCGACGACCCTCGTGGTCGGCGGAGTGCTCGACGGCGTGACCCTCGCCGATCAGGATTGGGTCCTGGTCAAGAACCAGACGAACGGCGCCGAGAACGGCATCTATGGCGTCACGACCGGCTCGCCGAGCACCGAGCGCGTCGCGCAGTTCGACACCTACAACGAGTACCCCGGCTCGCTGATCGTCGTCGAAGAGGGCACGATCAACGACAACACGACCTGGCTGTGCACGTCCAACGAGGGCGGCACCCTCGGCGTGACGTCGATCAGCTTCAGCCAGCAGAGCACGTCGGGCGCGCTGCTCGCCTCGAACAATCTCAACGATCTCACCGACACGTCCGCGGCGCGCACGAACCTCGGCCTCGGCACCGCGGCGCTCGCCGCGACCGGCACGTCCGGCCACACGCTCGGCTTCCTGGATGGGGCGAACACCTTCTCCGCGCTCCAGACCCTCACCAAGGCCGGATCCGCGCTCCGGGTCGTCAACACGAGCGACTCCGCCTCGGTCCCGGTCGCCTCCTTCGAGGGCGACCGCGCGACGATGGCCGACAACGACGAGGCCTACGTCTCCCTCATGCTGTCGGACGACGGCGGCACGCAGTCGGAATTCGCCCGCGTGACCTGGATCGCCTCCGACGTCAATGCTGGAACCTCGATCGATGGCTCACTGAAATGGTCGCTGGCGGTCGCCGGCTCGCTCACCGCCACGATGTTGCTGACCGGCACCGTCCTTTCGCCGGCCACCAGCGACGGCGTCGCGCTGGGATCGGGTTCGCTCATGTGGAGCGACCTGTTCCTGGCCTCCGGCGGCGTGATCAACTTCAACAACGGCGACGTCACGGTCACCCACTCGACCAACCTGCTCGCCTTCGCCGGCGCGTCGAACGGCTACTCGTTCGACGCCAAGGTGTTCCCGGCGTCCGATGACGGGGCCGCGCTCGGCGACACGACCCACAATTTCTCGGATCTTTTCCTCGCCTCCGGCGCGGTCATCAATTTCGCCAACAGCGATGTGACGATCACGCACTCGAGCAATCTGCTGGCGATCGCGGGTGCATCGAGCGGCTACAGCTTCGATGCCAAGGTCTTCCCGGCATCGGACGACGGCGCGGCGCTGGGCGACACCACGCACAACTTCAGCGACCTGTTCCTGGCGAGCGGGGCGGTCATCAACTTCGCCAACAGCGACGTCACCGTCACGCATTCGACGGACAAGCTTGCCTTGGCCGGGGCCGCGAGCGGGTACACCTTCGACAAGCTCGCGGTGGTCGGCCACACGGCGAACCTCACGATCGGCGGCAATGCCGACAATCTCGAGGTTCTGGGCACGACGGGGGCGACCGGCGGCGTGGCGATCGGCATGTTCAGCGCGACGGCCGGCACGGGCCCGCACCTGGACTTCTACCGGTCGAAGGACGCCGCGATGGCGACCGCCACGGTGGTTGCCTCCGGCGACAATCTCGGCGCGATCAACTGGTACGGCGCGCAGCAGACCGGCACCTTCGCCACGCAGACGATGGGCGCGCAGATCCGCGCCGAGGTCGACGGCACCGTCACGAGCGGCGGCACCGGCGACATGCCTGGCCGCATCGTGTTCGCGACCACCGCGGACGCCGGCGCCGCGGTCACCGATCGCCTGATCCTCGACGCGGTCGGCACCCTCAAGCCGTCGTCGAACGATGGGGTGGCGCTTGGCACCGGCTCCCTCTCGTTCTCGGATCTGTTCCTGGCGTCGGGTGCGGTCGTCAACTTCAACAACGGCGACGTGACCATCACGCACTCGTCGAACACGCTGACGTTCGCCGGCGCGGCCTCTGGCTACACGTTCGACGTGGCGCCGAGCGTGGGCGCCAACTCGGTCTACTACGCGACCGGCACCGACGTGGCCGTGACCGACGGCGGCACGGGATCCTCGACCGCCTCCGGCGCGCGCACCAACCTGGGCCTCGTGATCGGCACCGACGTCCAGGCCTTTTCGGCCGTGCTCTCCCACGTCGCCGCGAAGGCGTTGCAGGAAGGTTTCTCGACCACGTCGTTCTCGGCCGGCACCAAGTCCTCGGGGACGTTCACGCCGGATCCGACCCAGGGGAACATCCAGCACTACACCAATGGCGGCGCGCACACGCTCGCACCGCCGTCCAACCCCTGCACCATGATCCTCGAGGTCACGAATTCGACGGCCGGGGCGATCACCACGAGCGGCTTCAGCGTCGTCAACGGCGATGTCTATTCCTCGTCGGGAACCAAGAAGCACATCTTCACGATCGTCAAAACCAACTCTTTCTCGGTCCTCAACGTCAGCTACGTCACTGGAACCTAGAGCGTGTTTATTCTTCCGGCATCGCACCACTACAAG